TACCGGGGCGGGACTCCAAGCCAATGCGCTGGCCGGCCAACTGGATGACACCGCGACCAATACCTGCACGGAAAACCAGTTCTGCCACGTGCGGATCACGGCAGCGGGATTGCTGATGGTGAGTAGCACGGTAAGTTCATTCCCGGACAATGAGCCGTTCAACGTGGCCCAGATGAACGGAGTGGCCGTGACCATGGGCAACGGCGTTGCCGGCACCGGGGTGCAGCGGGTTACCATCGCGTCCGACTCTACCGGGCAAGTGGCCATTGCTTCGCTGCCCAATGAGGGCCAGCAGACGGCGGCCAACTCCATCAGCGTCGCGCCGGACACAGACAATGACGCGATCGGGGCCACGGGAGCCGCGCCCCCGGGGGAGGCGGTGTTCGCCGGCGGGTTGCAGAGCGGAGCGACCGGAGGATTCCTGGGCGGCATCACGGTCTGCGACTCCCAGCAGCGCATTTCCATCACCGCCGACACCCAAATGATCACCGGCGTGTCGGCGCGGCACATCTACATCTGTCACATTGACCTGGTAGTGAGCGCGGCCGACAACGTGGCGGTGGTGAGCGGAACGGGCTCGGTCTGCGCTACCGGCATCGCGGGAGTCTTTGGCGGCTCCACAGCCGCGACAGGATGGAACCTCGCGGCCAATGGCGGCATCGCTACCGGAACCGGCATCGGCTGGGTGGGACGCAGCAACGCCACCGGCGACAACCTGTGCATCCTGCGCAGCTCGGCCGCGCAGATTTCCGGGAACATCGTTTATGCCATCTACTGAGTCCGCAGTGAGATTTATTAGGTTTATAACAAGGCTGCTCTGCGTGCTGCTGTTGTGTGCGCCCGTCGAAGCGTCCCGGCTTTTCACCACCGGTTTCGAGACCAACGACTTTACCGCGACCGAGTGGGACACCATCGCAGATGGCGCGCCTACTATCGCTACCACGTCCGGGTGCTCGCCGACAGTAAACTCCGGAACCTACGTCATGCGCGCCCTCCAGGGCGCCACAGCGGCGCAGAACTACGTGCGCCGCAACTTCTCGGCAGCGAAAACAACGGGCACAGTATCGAAGCGGACCATGATGTGCATCGCGGACTTGCCTGACACCTTGCCGCAAAGCGTCTTCATCTGGAGCAACGCCAACGGCCTGACCACGGGCAGCGGCCCGGTGCACGTCCGCATCATCACCGGGCCGAAGCTCAGAATCCGCAACCAGCTTACCGGTACCGACACTGACGGTACTACCACCCTGAACCTGAATCAGTGGTACCGGGTGGAACTGAAAGTGACGCTGAGCGACACGACCGGCTTGATTGAACTGAGGCTGAATGATGCGGTCGAGGCCAGCCAGACGAACGTTGACACCCTGGACGGCACGGCTGGGTTCAATCGCTTCTTCCTGGGCGTGGGAGCAGGGAACGTCGGCTCCACCTCCGCCAACTACGACGTGTTCTTTGACGACATTGCGGTGAACGATGAGACCGGAACTTTCCAGACCAATTATCCCGGAAAGGGTAAGACCTTTATGGTCAAGCCGACTTCCGACAACACCGTGGCCTGGACCAAGACCGGGGCCAACTGCTCCGCAACCACCAATACCGACTGCGTGGACGACCAGCCGGGCACGCCGGACGATCTCTCGGGCTACACCACCATCGGCACCAACGGCACCGTGGACCGCTTGAACAAGACCGCCTTGGGCGCGGAGGTCCCCTCCGACGCTGACATGATCCTGATTGATGTCTACACCCGCTTCGGCGCGTCCGGTTCGACGGGTACGCGGCTCTGCAGGATTGACCTGTGGGACGATGTGGGCACCCAGACTTCCGGCATTGATACCGGAACAGGCTGCGACGGCACCGCCGACACCTGGGCGCTGAACCGCATCGGCCCCACCAACGACCACCTGGTCTTTGACTTGGGCACGCGCTCCAAGGCCACGGTGAACGACGCTGACTTCGACATCGGCTACACCAACCGCTCCGCTCACAACAACCGCGTGACCTCGGAATGGGGCAACGTGGAATGGACCGAAGCGCCGCCCGCGCCTGCCTGTGTCAACGCCTTACTGCTGCTGGGCGCTGGATGTAACTAATACGGGCGACCACGAACATGGACTATCTCACCAACCTGACACTGGTGCTCAGCTTGCTGAATATCGGCATCTCCATCGGAACGCTGCTGACCACGCTGCGCTACCACGGCCGCGACATCCGCGAACTGAAAGCCGGCCGGCGAGAGGATGTAAAAGTCCAGCAGGACCACGGGGAGAGAATCAGTTACTTGGAAGCCCGCCAAGGCAAGCAGCGGTGAACCTCTCCTACAGCGAATGGCTCCTGGCGCTGTGTCTCTGGCGGGAAGCGCGCGGCGAAGGCGAAGCCGGGATGCGGGCCGTAGGGCATGTGATACGTAACCGGGTATTCGCGGGACAAGGGGACTGGATTACGGTGATCACCGCTCCCTTGCAGTTCACCAGCATCAATCCGCCCAAGAGCAAGGAAGGCTGGCCCAAGGACGCGCAGACAGTACGCTTCCCCCAGAATGACGACCTACGCTGGCTCACCGCCACACAATTGGCCCACGCCATCTTCGCCGGCCAGGATGAAGACCCCACGGGCGTGGCACTGTACTACGCCAACCTCGCCAACATTGACCCGGGAGGCTGGTTTGAGAGAACCATCCTGGGGAATCCCGCCAAATACCCGCAAAGTGCTGTGATCGGACGGCACAGCTTCTTCCGCGAACTCTCCTAGGACTCACGATCTCTTCCCCAACTCCTTCGGGGGCTGGGCGGACGCGACTTCTTCCCCTCCTTCATCACTTCCTGGATGCGCGTTTGGGCCTGATGGACGGCAACCCGGCGGAACCAATCTTCGTTGTCAAAATGACTTCCTTCCCATGGGGCAGTGGCATTCCACGCTGCAATCTCGGCCAACAATAGTTCCGCCTGCCGCAGCAGTTCGCGGTCGGTTGGCTTCAGTGGCTGCGGGGAATCGTGGTCGAAACTGCATCCACCAAAACATCACTCCTCCTTCTGCGCCGCTAGGCGGGCGCGCGCACGAATTGCCCCAGCGATCTCAATGTCTGCATCCGCCTGTCCAGCACCGAACACGTCATCCTTGGGCAGCATCTTGTTGTGATAGCAATTGGCGAGTTCTGCACACGCTTCCCGTTCCGCCTCCACGGCCTCGCGGATGCATTGGCGAGCGAAGTCGCGAAGGAAGTGTCGCAGGGAACCTTGATCAATCTGAACCAAAGAGATTTTGTGCGCCGCGCCGATGGTAAGTGGGTCGGGGAACAAGCGGCTTGTCACACAACCCATGTGGTGGGCTTTCGTAATCCCGGTTCCGTCCCTGTGCGCGAATCGCAGACACCAATGCGAAGGGTCACCGCTCAGGGAATCAGTTGGCTCACCACAAAAACTACATGGGCCATCGTCAGTAGGCACTGGCGCTGTGGCGGGGGAGGAGCCGGAGAGGGCGACTTCGCACGCTTCACGGGCAGCTTCAATAAAGCTGGCGTCTTTCGGGTTATCGCATACAGCAGCGTTCACAAGACGCGCAACCGAGCCAAGCGCCTCCCTCACTCCCTGTAGCTCGCGGCGGGCGGCGTCACGCTCATCCAAAGATTCGTTCAAAGCTGTATCCAGCCTGGCTTCCTCAATGCGCCCTACGGCGGCTTCGGCTGAGAGATCGCGGGTGGACTGCCGTGCGCCAATTAATTGCTGCTCCAGTTCCGCTGCTCGCTGGCGTAGAGCCATGACCGCTTTCCCTACGTCACTCCCAGCCTTGAGTTCGAGAGCATTGGCGATTACGTCAAGCGTGTCGCGCAGGGTCGCACATTCGTCAACTAAGTCACGAGCGTAGCTTCCTAGTTCTTCTTCCGTCCACTTCGTGCCCTCCGGCACGACACAGCCTGCAATACCCTTGAGGTAATGGTGCAGGGCTGCGTTCTCGGAGGCGGAGCGGTAGGAGGCGTAGGCTTCCAGCATCCGACACAGATATTCGCCGTCGTAGGAGAATGGAATGACATCAGGCCATCTATCCAGCCACTCCCTTGCCGTCTGCGGCGCTTGGCGGGGCGCGGACGTGGTGAACGACGGCTTCGGACATGGGCCAGAATAACCGTGGTACTTGAACATTTCTTCGCCGACAGGCATCGGCTCCCCGCAGAGTTCGCAAACGCTAACTGACTTCGTTCCGTCAGCCATCACTTCCCTCCCTTGGCCCGGTGCTCGGCGGCGCGCCGCTCAAGTTCGGCTACGCTAACCAGAGCACTTTTACGCTTTAGGATGCCGGTCACCACTTCCTCCAGCGCCTCCGCCTTGGCGCGGACGATGAGCGAGGCCACAGCCTCGACAGTGGCGTCCGACTCGCCAACGCCAGTGAAAGCATCCGGATAGCAAGTCGTCGCAATCTTGTGCGCTTCCACCTTCACGTCAATCCGGTCACCCACGGCACACCCTCCGTTTCAGTAACTTAGAAAGCGGCAGAGTGACAATGACAGGCGAAAAGAGAATCGGGTCTCCGATGTCATCAAGAGGACGCACGTAGATTTTTAACGTCTTCCCAGAGCGTGAGAAATATCCCCAAGCCTCCGCCCCGCTCTTCGTTCGCAACTTCGGAATCCAGCCCTTGTCAGCCATCTTCTCCCTCCCCGTTATCCGCTGCGCCTCTGGAGCACAGCAATCTTGATTTTGGCGGCGACCAGTTCACGGAATAGTCGGTCATTCGTTTGGCGAATTAGACGGATTACATCTAGAGCACGTCTGTCGCCAACTCCAACATCACACGGTCAGACCTCTAAAGCAATCTTGTCGCGCTCGTTCTCGCTCCTGCTACACGTCCTCAAGTGCCCAGGATTGAAGCAGGCGCGGGACCGGCACTTCTTGGCGTGGCAAATCCCCTGACTCCTGGGGATCGGCCCCACCCAGAGCTCATAGGCCAAGCGGTGCACCAGGAACACTTCCCGGACAATCTCCACCAACCCCGCCGGCCGGCTCAGGATCAGCAGCCCGTAGCCAGACTCAGTTTTGGGGCCGCGCCACACCCAGCACAGCCCTTGCATCGCCCTGTGGGCATAGAGGATGCGGGCTAAGTCCTTCCGGCCTATGATTTCCACGGCAGTTTGCTGGCGTTTCACAGCTTTTCTCATGGCCTAACTACCTGATTCTGCCACTGATTCCCCGGTTTCGTCCGGGTTTTCCTGCTGGCTACTGCTGCTGTCTTCTCCTATAGAGAAGGAAAAACTACACGGCACTTACTTCCTCGGCGGTGCCTTCTAAATCGAATAGCCGGGGCACATTGACGGTGCTTTGGGCGGTGCGTAGGTAGGCTATGCCATCGGCGAAGTAGCCCGGATTTAGCTCCACCCCGATCGCTTTCCGTCCAAGGTTGACCGCACAGTAGGGCACCGTCATTAAGCCAGCGAAAGGATCAAAGACAGTTTCCCCATTCATGGAGAACTGCGTGACCACGCGGTTGACGATGTCGAACTGCAAGGGGCACAAGTGCATCTGCTGGCCGCGCCGCGCCTGGATCATGTTCAAGGTGCGGGCGCGCATGACATCCGTCCACACGTCAGGATGCCAGCTCTGGGGCTGCAAGAGCATGAAGGTTGCCGGGAGGAGGCTTCCCGCTAGGCGACAGGAACACTCTTGGCAGCATTTATCGCCGGAATGAATGTGGCCACAGTGACGGCAGCGCTCCAGTGATTCGCTCAGAGCAACATGATGCTCATGGTCATACACTTGGGTGAGGCTGTGCTGGCGGAACAGTTTGAAGATGCGCTCGTGCGGAATAGCAACTAGATCCCCTGGGACAAGCCAGCGGTTGCCGCTGGAGCGCATGAAACCGTGAGCGTCAATCTGCCAGCGCGAACGGGTGTAGTTTGCTTTCTGCTTCACGACGGGCACATCGGCATAGCCATTCGATACGTCCGTCGCTGGCTTGCGGAACAGGAGCAGGTACTCTGGCATCCCGGTGCCGATGCGGGAACCATCCTTGCACTGCTCTGACCATCCCAGACGATAGGTCTGATTATTCTCACGGACTACGTCGGTGACGATGGTTTTGCGCGCCAGGAAGCCGAAGCCGTGTTTGCTGTAATGGCGGATGCACTCGTCGGAAAAGGGATAGACCACTTGGAACCCCATCCCAGTGAGGCCGGAAGGTGTGACGCGGTCTTTGCAGTGCACGGCCAGGATGCGCCCGGGCTGGAGGACACGAAACAGATGCGGCGTAAGAAAGTCCATCTGCTCGAAAAAGTGCTGATTAGAGTCAGTGTGGCCAAAATCGTTATACGAGGGTGTGTACTCGTACTGCGTGGAGAAGGGAATCGAAGTGATGATCAAGTGGACCGATTGGGAAGGCATGGCCGCAGTTTCGAGAACGCAATCATTGAGCACGGCGCTCCAACCGTCGCCCTGTTCCTCTTGGCGCTCCACGCCGATCTGCCTAGCCAGTTCTGAGGCAATCGCATTGGTCGCCAGACCGTACTGGTGAATGATGGCGGTCATCTGGCCGGTGAGTTGCTTGTGCTGTCCCCATTTCTGCTCCAGTACCCGGCGAATCTCACGTTCAGCTTCGGTATAGATCAGGTCAATGCGGACCTGCTTGGTTTGCAAGAAGCGATGAATGCGGTGGACGGCTTGGATAAACTCGTTGAACTTGAACCCAATGCCCAGGAAGATGGCCCAAGAGCAAAACCTCTGAAAATTGCAGCCGGAACCGGCGATAACTGGTTTCGCGGCGAGTTCTTGGATTCCCCCATCGGAGAAGGCGATGATGGCTTGCTCCCGCTCTTCCAAGTCCTGCGAGCCGTACACGCTGACTGCTTCCGGGAGTGCCTTCTCGAGGGCATGGCGCTCGGCCTCCAAGTCATGCCAGAGGAGACGGTGCGCTGCTGGGTCAATGGCGCGCAGTTCGAGGAGCTTGGCAATCCTTCCTGCTAGCGAATCGCGCTTTTCACGGGCCGCACTCGACACTCCCAAAGCAGCATTTCTGAGGAGACGACCTTGGCCGCTGGGATCCGTGCCTGAATCACGATGGTCGCAAGGTAGTTCATGCCAGTTGACTTGTAACTCCGGCAACTCGTAGCCTTCATCGGAATGGCCCAGGTCGCTCGGCCGCTGGAGGAAGACGGCCCAACTCGAAACCCATAGCCAGAATTCACGCGACTTGTGGGGATGCAAGGTGAGATGGTCGGCTTGGGTGCTATCGCGCTTAAAGAAGCGGGTCTTCGCTTGGCCTACGTCCATCACGTCGAGAAATGCTGCGTAAGCCAGCAGCTCAATAAACTCGTTAGGACTAGGGGTGGCTGTAGCTACAAACCGATAGGTGCCCGTGCCCTCAAAGAGCCGCATCATCTCCCGGAAGGTCTTTGTGCCGCGGAATCCGCGCAGAATTGCCGCTTCGTCTAAGGAGATGCCGGCAAACTGCCTGGGATCGAGTTTGGCATCACGCACGGTCTCGTAATTGGTGATGTAAAGCCCGGTTTCTGTGCACTCCTCTATGCGGCGCACAAAGCTGATGGCCAAGCCGACTTTGGCCGCGTCGCGGACGAACTCCTGTCGAACTCCGAGAGGGGCCACGATTAGGAAACGGCCGCCAGTCTTTTCTGTGATGAGCCGGGCAACCTCAAGCTGCATGAGGCTCTTGCCTAAGCCGAAGGCAGCGAAGATGGCGGCGCGGCCCTGGCGGACGGCCCAGCGCACTATCTCCCGCTGGTGAGGCTTTAGCAGGGGATGGATGGCGGAATCAGACACCGGGAAGCCGTGCTCCACAGAAAGCGCAGCCTTGGCACGCAGGAAGGCTTGGTAGCTGGCGCGCGCGTCACCTTGGAGCAGTTGGTGGGTCATGAATTCGCAATCTCCAAAAGCACATCGGCGTGGCAGGGAACGGATTTCCCATCCTTATCTACAAGTGGGCACCAGCAGGCGAGATTCTTGCCGCGAAGCTCACTTTTAATTGCCGCATGACTGTGAACAATGTGTAGCTGGTAAGCCAGCACCGCGTTTGCTCTTAGATCATGGGTTGGCTCGTCAATATCGCCGACGCGCCAAGGATTTCCCCACTTCGACGGCCGTCCCACGTAGACGGTGTTCTCCGGCATCTTCCAGCCCTTTGACCGCTTACGCTGAATCCTCGCTGGCATGGTGTGTCCTTGGAGCAGTTGGTCGGTCAAAGTTTAGAACCCTTCACGCCGCTCAGCAGTATTGCCTTTCCTAGAAACGCTCCCGCAATTCCGCTAGTCTTGAGACATTCGACGTTATCAGCGCCATAGGCAATCAGCGTGCTTGGGGCAGTTCCGCTTTTTGGCGCGGCTGCCATCGGCGCGAAAGAAGGCAATCCTTCCATGCAGGAATAGGAAGGCGTCCCCTCGCCACACCACTTGCCATGGGTCTGTTTCAAGGCGACTGAATATCAACAGGATTCCGTTGCCGTGTTGTGCCATCTTCTCCGCCCACTTGCCGACGTGGGGACCATAGGGCGGGTTGCAGAACACGCGGCCTTCCCACGGGAGGCTGAGGCCGTCTTGCGGCGGGCAGATTTGGCGTGCCGCGAGTTGCCAAGGAGAAGTCGGGCAGCCGCATGGGTCAAGCTCAAATGAGCCCAGCATCTCAACCAAGCGCGGCGGAGTCAGCCAGTCGTTCGTGATGCCTTCGCCGGGGCGTTCATGGCCGAATCCGTCACGCACTGCGACTTGCAGTTGGTGGGTCACTGGCTGGCCTCGACCCGTTCCGCATCTGCCAATTTCTCGGCGCTCAAATCCTTAACCCCTAGCAGCGTCATGCCGCGTTCAACCAAGTCCGCACCTAGGCTGGAGGCACAGAGCTGGCTAGCACATGCCTCAGTGGAAGACTGCACATATTCCAGTTCCCGGATGCACAGGTAGAGCAATTGGGCTTCCCGACTGCACGTCTGCCCCGCAGCTTCCATTGATTCACGGAGGATTGTGCGGGCCATGATCATTCGTTGATAGCGTCCAGGGCCATCAGCCTCCAGCCCACCGCCTTGAGTAAACTGCTCATAGGCGTCATAGGCTTGCAGGAAAACGGTAAGCGCGTCATCTGGGGTCATTGATGGGGTCACTGGCTGTCCTCGATTGGAAATTCGTTCCACTCCCGGCCATCCAGCAGGCGCCCGGAGCGCTTCTTGCCGAGCCTGGCAAAACCAAGGTCGGCTCGTTGGCCAGCCGCATAATCCAACTTCGTCACCGGTGCCCACTCTCCCCACTGCTTGAAGAAGAAGGGCACGCCCGCAGCCTGGCACTGGTCGCGCAGGCTCCGCGCCCAGTCTGGATCCATGGGCCGCGCATCAGGGCCGCCCTCGCCGCCGACGATCACCCACTCGAGACCGTCACTGTGAAGGAAAGTCCCGTCCTCCAATGGCTCGCGCACGCACGCGGTCAGCCACTGGGAAATGGCAATCGGCCCCAGCAGCGGCTCCGCCGAAATCCCACGCACCGCCGCCGGCGTTTGCAGCAATTCAGGAATCAACCTGTCGGCCTCAGACTGCGTGCCTGCGCTCACCAGCTCCCAGATGTTCGGCGCGGGCTGCCGTCCCGCGTAGCGTTTCGTCAGGAACTCGCGTCGGCGCTCTGGGCGCTTGGTGAGCACGATGAGCGTGATGTGTGCAGCCTGCTCCATGACGTCGTAAATCCGGGTGATCCACTCGTCCGGGACGAAGGCTGCGTAGAGGTCCGTCATCGAGCAGGGGAAACACTTAACCGGCTTGCGCCAATGGAGCGGCTGCGCCAGCGTCTTCTCGTCGAGGAAAATCTCTACCTTGCTGCGCTGGTCAGCGGCGTAGCGGATGCCGTTCCCGAAGAACGTATTCAGGTTCCGCTTCTCGGCGTAGCAGTGCGCGCACAGGGGTGACACCTTCTCGCAGAACCAGCCGATCTTCCCAGTCTCCCGGTTGCGTGCCCGGACGGGATTCCACGTCGGCCCGCCGTCCAGCCACTCGATCTTGCTATGGGCGCTCACTGGCTATCCTCCGTGCGATCCACTCCGCGACTTCCCTGATAGGCGGCTGGCGCTCATGGCTTCTTGAATTCGACGAAGTTTCCTCTCTTGTCGAGCGCGTACCACACATCAGGCTTCAACTTTCCTCGACCTTTACCAGTAAGGGCGCAGCGCATTTCAGCGCGCTTGAGTGTTGGATTCCACCAGGCGAGCGCGATGCAACCTTCAGATCCCAATCGGGCGCGGTCACGCGCTCGCCTATCTTCACCGGATGCTTGAAGCCGTTGTGGCTGGAGCCATCGGCGGCGCAAAAGCGAACTACCAGAACTTCACCATCGGCATTCGCCCATTGGTGCGGCGGTACGACGTTGGATTCACTCACTGAAAGTCCTCATTTCGCTGAACACTTCAGGGTTGCGGCATCGCACTTCACGCCTTCGCCGCGCGCCTTTTCCAGCTTGGCGAGAAGATCGGCCCGTTGTATGGACAGCTTGCTGAATTGCTCGGAGGCGGCCGCAGTTTGCTTCTGCACTTCGGGGCCATCTTTGCCGCAGGGCGCCCAGGCCAGTTGCCAAAGCTGCTGCTGGATGGTGATGGCCTGGTTGAGCAGCATGAGGTCTTTCTTCTCCTCGGCGGACAATTCCAGGCTGGCCGGTGTCTGGGCAATGGCCAGAGCTACCAGCAGCCAAGGCAGCGCAAGCCAGGTGAATCTATCGGTTCGCATGAGTGTTGCCTCCTTGGTTTTCTGTTGCCTGAATGCAGCCTGCGTGTAGCAGCCTGGCTACCTCGCTCTCGGGAATGCGCACTGAACAGTGCCCCAGCCGGATGAAGCCTAACTTGCCGTTGCGGCGCCAGCGGCGGATTAACTCCACGCTCACCCGCAACCGCTCGGCAAGCTCCTGTTGCGTCCACAGACGCTCGCTCTCGCGGAGAATGGAGGTCATGCGGGCCGCTCCTGGGCTTCCTCACCTTCCACGATCCCGTAGAGGTAGTAGCGCGCCTGGGCATCGTGCGGCCGGTCGCCAAATTCGGCTTCGTGGATGCAACTCCTGCAATCGCGGCAGCTGTTGAACTCGGGCAAACCGCGTTCAGTAAGGTTCCAGGTGAACTCCAAACGGGGTCTGGCTATGACTGCTCCGCACAATGCAGAGCGCGGCAAGTCTACGGAGAAGTCCACCGGCTCCGGGCTGAGGTAGAAGTGGGTGCGGGCGCTCATGGCTTCCTGCCCGCTACTACATGCGCCCAAGTGTCCACCCATTTAATAGCTAATTCCGCGAGACGGTCTGACTGTTGATGCGCACGCTCGCACAAGTGGCAAGGAAAACGGTGATGTTTCATGTGCTTTTTGCTGCTGATGTCTTCCATCCCTTCGCGTTCCGCGAGTAGGTCAATGTATTCTCTGGCAGCACTCTTCGCCTGTTCATGGGTGGGTGGTGTACTTCTCATGTTTGCTTCCTCTTGCTCCACTGCGGCTCTCCGTGATGCTGGCGATGGCAGGCGTGGCAGACCGCCAGCAGGTTTTCGAGCGCATCCGGACCGCCCTTGGCGCGGCTCTGGATGTGGTGGGGCTCGAAGTTGTACCAAGTGATCGGCGTCAGGCAGAGTTCCGAACCTTTCCACGCCTCGCAGACTCCGCCCGACCGGTTAAACAGATGAATCTTGAGCAGGTGCCACCTCACGGGCGTCAAGGGCACGCGCTTGTTGGGATGCAGCACGGATGGCGGCTTGAATTTCGCACGCTGGCGCAAAGTGGTGCGGCGCAGGGGCAGGCAGGAACGGGCTAAGGGGGTGCGGCGCAGCATCAATGTAGGCCTCGAATGAACTTTTCATGGCGAAGGGCGGCCCCCAAATTAGCATCTTCAAATGCCTTGGAAAAAGACTGCTCCGCCCGCTTATATTCTTCAACAGCCGACTCATAGGCGGTGAGGGCTTCGCGGAGCCTCTCACAGGCATTCAGTAAGTTATTTTCGACGGGGGAAATTTCGCGTTGCATCAGAACATCCTCCAGAAGGCCCAATCCAGCAGAATGGCCAGCAGAATGGCGCACAGGATGCCCAGGACCACGCCAGCAATCAGGAAGAAGGTGAAGGCATGGGCGCGCAAGTTGCGCTTTGAGTGGCGCGCTGATTCGTTCACGTCGGCGATGCCGATGAAGTATTGCCCGCTGCGCGGGTAGCAGTCCTCAGTGAGCACCTGGCGATCCGAGACGGGATAAACAATCTTGCTCATGCCCGCATCTCGCTCTTGGCGCGGATTTGATCTTTGGCCGGTGGACGCTTGCAGGCCCGCGGATCTATGCCCAGAAGTTCGATGCGGCGGCTCAGGGTGTTGCGGTGCATCCCCAAGTCGTGTGCCGCCTGGCACTGGTTGCCGCCAACTTCGGTGAGTACCATAGTCAGGTAACGGCGCTCCACTTCCTGGAGCAGTTCATGGCTGGTGATCTGGCTGCGGCGGGCAGTGGCAATCAGCAGCGTGGCGCAGTTGCCCAAGTCGGTTTCATTGAGCGCTTGCCGAAGCAGGTCTTTCAGGATTTGGCCAGCTTGTTTCATAATGGCGTCTCCTTGCCCGAGTCGGTCGTTTCCAGGGGCAGGTCCCCTTGGCCGGTAAGAATGTCGCGCGAGAGCTTGCTGATGACCTGCTCCAGGCGCATGGTGCGATCTTTGAAGTCCTGTTTCACCAAGGCGTACTCGGCTTGGGTGTCTGCCAGAGCGCGCACTGCATGGGCCAGGCTCTTGGCTTTTTCGCTCTCCATCTAGTCGGCTCCTTCTTGCTGAATGCGGGCAGCTTGGACCTTGGCACTGTCAGCGGACTTCTTGAGTTGCAGATTCGCGGAAACGGCGGGTGCAGGGAGCGGAGTGGCGTGCTTGCGGCAGACCCGGCAGAGCGTTTTGCCGAAATTCTTCCGACTCTCGTAGACTTCTTTGCCGTCCCAGATGTCCTCGCCGCACTCGCTGCAAATGGCTGCTGCCATCTGAATCTCCGGCATTTCTTCCGCTGGCGTCGGGGCGAGTCCAGCCAGAACCATTACCCATGCGAATACGTTGCGGAGAGCTTTGGCGCAAGCCCGAGTTTGCGCCATGCTTCGTATCTGAAAGTCTGGCTTCTTGCTCCAGTTGGGTTCGGAAAACATGCAGGCGGCTTCGGCTGAGGACACGACGTGGCTGGCAGGATTCACGACTTCGGCGAAAGCGACATAACCGAGGAGGACATCGTGGTTGCGGAGTTCGCGCACCTCACGCACCCGTGCGGTATGGCCGAAGAAGGTTGCGACAAACTGCCAATCCTCAGCCTGCGGGTAGCGGCGACCGTTAAATTGAACGTGGCTGCCCTTGCGGTCCAAGAAGCTCTTGAGTGCCTTTGCGACCTTCTCGGCGCGCGCCAGAACAACCTTCGGCTCTTGGGCAAAATCGGGAACGATGGTGATGGCCTGCGGCTGCACTACGATGGCTTGCACTTCTGGCGGTTTGCTATCTTCTGGGGTCATGGCTGAACCTCCACGCCGGCATCCTGCAGGACGCGCTCGGCGCACAGATAGCTTGCCTTGATTCCCGCTGCGGCTGAGACAGGTTGCTCAATACCAGGGAAATGCTTTCGCAATTCGCGGAGTAAATCGCGCACAGCGTCTGCGAGCGCCGGAGCCTGCGCGTAAAGCCCGGCGTCCGCTTCGTTCGTCCAAACATCTGCCGTGGTAATGCGCGGTTCATTGGCCGTGCCTACGTGGATATGTCCGTCAGCGTGCCACACTGTTAGCGGCCCCAGCGTGGGCTGCGCCTTGCGTTTCGTTTCGGTGGTCATTGGGATTCCTCCTCCGGCCCCTCGGGGCCGTTGCAGCCGGGCGGATTCTGGCAGTCGGGTGGCAGGTTGGGATTCTGGTTCTCAAAAGGCGTGCCGCGCAGCTTGCGCCGCATCTCGCAGTGGAAGCAGAGCGGATCCAGATTCCCCTGCCAGTCGCGGTTGACGGTTTCCTGCTGACAATTGACGCAGGGCACCAGGGGGAAGAGCAGCCCGCCGCCCACAGGAACCAAATGCGGGCGGCGGTCACCCCCTTTCTCTCGCGCTTTCAAGTACGCGAGGACACCGTTGATTAAGCTCTCAAGCCGCACGAGTGGTGGATGCGGCGGCCTTGGGCCAGGGACGGAGTTTGCGTTCACAAGTTCGGCAGACATAGCGCCTCCGTGGAGCGAGTTCTGCTAAGTTGTCCCTGGCATGGCCGCACTCCAGCAAATCGAAGTAACACAGTGGCTCCGACCATCCGGTGTCGGCGCGGTAGGGAATGCGCTGCACGATCCTGCGCAAAGGGCGTTTCATGGCTGGCTCCGGTTCTCGGTAGAGAAGTGCGGAGACTAAAAGCAGCGGGAGCTAAAGACCGGCGGAAGGGATGTTTTGTTCCGAAATGGGAACGCAGCCAGAGGACTGAAGCAGTTTTACATAATATCTCGACTCGGCGGTTATCGGACACAGCCTGATCTTTCGCCGTGGTCAAGATGAGCCGAGTTGTGCTAGGATGAGCCATTCTTCAACCAACCCACGAGTAACTACTGGCGGCGCCGCCCAGACGCCGCCTTACTTTTTGGTTTTTGCCCATCGAGCGAGTGCGGCCTTTCTTGCCGATGCTCGCCGCTGTGCTTTGGTGAGCTTCTTGGCTTTGGCCTTACCGCCCAAACGGGCAAATTCGGTGACCGTCATCGGTTGCGTACTTGTGGGCATCTGAGACATAGGGGAAACTCTAATGCCTACAAGTAGGCTTTGTCAAGAACTTTATTTGCCCTGTTTCCGGGCACTTAGGGAGTTTGGCACAGCCTCCGCCAACTGCTCACGGCGCGCCCGGATCGCCAGCACCAGTTCCTCAGAATACTGGCGCTCGCCATTCCGCCAGTTCCGGAAGCGGGGGGCTAAGGGGATGTCGCCGGCGCGCTCCCAGCGCAGCAGCGTTGATACCGAAACCCCTACCATTTCAGCCACTTGGGAGATGCGGTACTTGGGCATAGTGGGCTTGCCGTAGTTTAACCCCAGTCAACCCCATTCAAACCCAGTCATGTGGGTGCAACTCATGGCACCCCTGTTTTTCGCTTGCGGGCGGGCATCTACTGGTTGCAGGGTAGTAGACAGTAGAACCGCTCTCGCCTCACGGCATTGAGGTGACCCAAACCTGGCAGCCCGATACTGGTTGCGCACGGACGACCCGGTCTTTTCCCACTGGATTCGCAAGGGCACGAAACGCTCTCTGCTGAAGCGCGGACAGGCGCGGGAGTTGCCAGACGGTACGCTTGAAGAAATTGCCCGCCACAGGGTCAATGGGCACGCGCGATCGGTCTTTTTCGACAACGTGCTGCGCGGGGAGTGGCGCGCTAGGCCATCCGGTCCCTTTGGCATTTCCGTGATGCAGTTCGAAGCCGTTCGAAGGTTCCGCTTCCTTCCATGATTCCAGACACCCTCACGATTGAACAGTTCTGGCTCCTGGTAGGCGGCTACTGGGTGTTCTCTGCGGGTGTTGGTGCTCTCGAATCGCCGGACGAGCACAGCGGCAAACTATACCGCTGGGCCTTCCGTTTTCTCAATACTTTGGCCGGCAATCTGAGCCGTGCCTTCGCTTCCAAAATCCCTGGCGTCAATGGAGGCGCCAAGCCATGATTTTCCTGTTCCATTCACGCCGCGCCGCAGCAGCCTTGCTGCTGCTGTGCCTGGCGGCTACGGGCTGCAATGACGACGATGTGCGCAAGGCCGCACGTGCGGCAGATGGCATCGCTTCGGGCCTGGCTGGCGTGCAGAAGGTCAATGTGATCCTGTACCAGGGTGAGCTCATCTCGAAAGATGAGACCAAGGCCATTGCCGTACTGGTCCAGCAAGGCACATTGGCGAATGACGAGTTCATTGCCAAGGCGCGCACCCTGCGCGACCTTGATCCGGGAAACAAGGCCCTTATGCTGCAATGGTTCGGAGAAGTCTCGGCTTCCCTCGACAAGCTGAACCGGGAGGGCGTGCTCCACGTGAAGAATCCAGAAGCCCAAGCCAGACTGAGTGTGGCTTTTGCCTCAGTGAAAGCAGGAGCGGACATCATCGCCAGCCTGCTGGGAGGCGCGCAATGAGTCCTGTGGACAGCAATGCGACCATCATCCTGGCTGCACAACTGGCGCAGGTAGCCTTGGAACTGCTGTCCAGGATCAAGCAGCAGGAAGGGCTGACGAACGACCAGCTCTTTGACCGAGGAGCCGTCACCAACGCCGCAACCCGCCGCCAGATCGCGGCGTACTTGGACAGCCTGGAAGGCTGAGGGGGGCGTTATTTTTCGTCTCAAAATGAGATATGCTGGCCCCAGCGCATGCTTTCCCAGCGCAGAGGAGGAGGATGGGATAAGCCAGAGCGGTTCGGGCCGGGTTTTGCCTGCCTTGCAACCTTGGCGAAGAACGTCAAAGCACCCGCAATCCCCGAAGCTCGGCCCGAATGAAACCCCATGGAGCGCCTGACCGAATACGAGATTGACCAGGCAGCGGCCCGCATTCGGCAACAATATACTTGCGTAATCAGTAAGTCAAGCGGACAATGGGGCCATGCGGCTGGCAGGATTCGGGCGCTCATGTCTGGACTCCCCCCGCACAAACGGAGGCGCAGACGATTCATTGTGTTTCAGGCGTTCATAGATGACAGCGGCTCTGGCGTTCCGGTCTTTGTGCTTTCGGGTTACGTTGCGCCCGTCTATTGGTGGGAGTCTTTCTCTGAAGAATGGCAGTCATTGCTTGATCAACCGCCAAAACTGAAATATTTCAAGATGCGCGAAGCGGCGCAACTCAGCGGCGAATTTTCGAGAATGAGAGTCGGCCAACGAAACGAAAGGATCAAAACGTTTTTTGACTTGATCCGGAAGGCAGCCCATCAGTCAGTCAGTGCGGTAATTCCCATGCAACCCTACCGGCGCATTGTTAAGGGCCGCATCAGGAAAGAGTGGGATGACCCCTATTTCATCGCATTATTCGACATCGTTAGTCTGCTTCTGGAGGGGCACTTCCGTCTGAAGTTTGCTGGTCGGGTGGAAAAAGAGTCTGTGCTTGACTTCATCTTTGATGACAATCCAAAACTGGCCGCAAAAGTACCTTACTGGTATCAACTCACGCGCTCACTGCTGCATCCGGTACTCAAAAAGTCCATTGGGGCCTCGGCTCGGTTTGAGGATGACCATGATTTTCTTCCTCTGCAAGCAGCGGACGCACAGTCTTGGTATTACCGCAGGGTGTTCGCTGAGAAGTTCGGCGATGAGCCATTCAAAGCAGATTTGCCCAAAGAGATCTTCGCGGAATTGGACAAGATCCCTTCCGCTCTTTCCTTCTGGTCGCCAATGAGAATGAGATACTTCGTGGAAGGCAGCAATCGGGGCAAGCCAGTCAAGGCGCAGGGAAAGCGTTTTAGTGAAATCAAGCGATTCAAGGATATTCACGATATCGTTGCAAATGCGGACATGGAATCATGACGAAGAAAGCATCCAATTACGACAACTTTGACCGCACCATGCGCAAGCTTATGGCGGTGTCACACAGAGAGCTAAAAGCCAAGCTGGATGCGGAGAAGCGCGCAAAAGCAAGAAAGCGGAAGGCTAAGAAACCTTCCGCTTCCCGCGCATCTGGCGGGGGTGCTTAGAAAGCTGCTGTCGGTTGCGTTTCTCCAACCTTGCCAGTCAGTTCGGCATAGGTGAGGCGACGGCCCGCGATGTTGGCCAGCGACAGGTCGAAACGTTCGCGGTCGCTGAGGGGTTCGCGGTTCGGATGCTTGCGATTGTTGTAACGGAACATTTGCTCATCGAGGTAGCGGAACAAATGGAAAGGCTCGACACTAACGTAGGTTCCATGAAGGCCGCGCTTAAGCAGGCTCCAGAAGTTCTCAAGGCCATTGGTGTGAACCTGTCCGCGAACGTAGCCTTCCGCATGGTCAATGACTTCATGCCCGTAGTTGTCAGCCAGTTCCTTGTAGGAAAGCAGCTTATCGGTGAATACCTGGGTGTCGGCCATGACGTGCTCGCGGACAATCTCGCACACAGCGGGAGCGCTACGATCCTTCGCCACCCGCGCCCGAATCTTCCCGCCCCGCTCAAGGACGCCAACAACCATTAGCCTTGTTGGCCATGCCGAGTTTCTTTGCCCGCTTGTGAAGATGGACGTTCCGAGCCTTCGCACCAATGAAGGTTTCGTCCACTTCGATTTGCTTTCCACCACCACCGAGTTTCCCGCCGAAGATGGACTGCATGGCCAGACGGATGCGATGCATCATGAACCAAGCACTCTTTTGGGTGACGCCGATAGTGCGGGCGACTTCGTAGCTGCTGACTCCGTTGCGGCAATTACAGAGCATCCAGACCGCAGTAAGCCACTTATCCAGAGGAATGGGCGAGTCCTCAAAGATGGTTCCCGCCTTTGCGGAGAATTGGCGTTTGGCGTGGACGCTCTTGCACTGCCACTTCCGCTGATTCTTGAGGAACACAACATCCTTGCGGCCACAGGCGGGGCAAATCACCTTACCGTTGGGCCAGCGAAGGCGAACCATGTACTCAAGAGAATTGTCGAGGTCACCGAAGTAGCGGATGGCCTCATGCAAAGTGTGGGGTTGTTTGTGGTGTTTCATGCCCTACATACTAGGGCTTGAGAAGTGATTTGTCAAGTATATTATTACCCCGCATTCAGTACCACGAGCGGGAGGCCGCCGACCTGCGCTCCCAAGTGCGCCAAGAGATCACCTTCTGGGGCAACCAGCGGCGCCGGACCATCCGTGGCCGGCTGTTCGAGTTCGCTGCCTGATGCCCACCGCTGCCAAGGCGAAGCCCGAGCTGGATGTGGTGGAAGATTCGGATGGTGGCCTAATGCCGACCGCCAGCAAAGCTGAGAAGAAGGCGGGAACGCGGGTGGAGACTGACTCCCTTGGCGAAAAAGTTCAAGAGTATTTGCGTGAACTGGAACTCGGCCGTTACCACTATAAGAAGGCAGACCAGTTAATGGATGAGTTAGAACTTGAGATGACGCCAGGTGAGGTCGTGCAACTGAGCGCCAAGAAGGTGGCGACCATGACTGACCGCGGCAGTCGTTTCAATGTGGGCATGAATGCCCGGCGTTTTCAGATCAAGGTGACGGTCAGCTGAAAGAGGACCTTGTGCAAGTGAGCCGGGAAGCCGCCGAGAAGATTGCCGACCTGATGGAAAAGCAGTTGGTGCCCGTTCCCGACGGGCAGCTCTCGGTGCGGCTGCTGATGGACATGCCCGAAGTCCGAAGGGTGCTGGAAGAGCGGCGCACGCGCCGGGCACTGCTGCTGATGTCGGCCAGCGGCGTGCGCACGAATTGAGTCGCAGTGTCTCCTCAAGCGAGTTTCGCAGTCCTGCTGGTGGTGGCTGGCGTGCTGAATTCTGCGGATCAGCCCCAAGAACTGTACTGCCGGGTGCGGCCAGAGACGGGCGCGGTCTGCTGGGAAAACAAGGCCATTCCCATGGCCTTGTGGGAACCTGCCGCTCCTAAACTTCAAGCGGCGGTGTTCGCAGAGGACTCCGCGCCACCCGCCGACCAATTTTCGCGTATGGGCAAAGCCTGGTTTCAGTTCAAGGATGGAAGGGCCATGCCCCTGCTGCCCGCAGCCTTCATGGTGAAACCTCTGGGTGCGCTGCCCAGCCCTGTGCCCCAAGGAGTGATGGCCTGTGAGTTTTTCAAGCGGGTGCGCGGGGTAGGTGAGTACGAAGGCAAGCCGCTGATCGTGCAGGAAACCGTGCTCAAGTGCGGTGGGGCTTACTACCTGCTGAATGGGGTGCTGTTCCAAGGCTCCAAAACCGAGAGGCCATGAGCAAGAACCGCCGCTATCTTGAGATCCAAGGCACTCCCGAACCGGAGCAGGAGCAGCCCTCGCTTGTCCCCATCACTGAGCCGGTAGCTGGCCAGGAGACCCAGGCCCGTCCGCAGCCGGGCGCCGGGATTCGCGTAGGGCCTTTGCGACACCAACGCGGGCTGCTCGGCAATGACCTATCCGTGGCCGCCAGCGCGGCCGGCCAAGGGCCGGCCCTGGAAGCCATCCTCGTCATGTACGACGGCTCGGCGCTGTTCCGCGACCGCTTTGCGTCGCCGCTCCGCGAATTCAGCCGCCATTGGGCGCGCGTGGGCCAAGGAACCCCAGGAATGCACCACAAGCTGGAAGTGTCGGTGTGGGACGCCGACGGCAACGAGCACCGCGGCTCGGAGGAGTGGGACGATCAGTAAGCGGCTGGCTGCGCGGCGCACGGGATGTGTGGCTGCTCGCCTTGGCGCTGATCGGGATCAGCTTCTGGGTTGGGCACTGCTGAACTATATTTGGCGTGTATAGGGACGTTCCGCGCGCGCGCGCGGAACGTCTTCTTCTCCAGGCGTCGTAGGGGCTTCACAGAATCCGGTTCTGTGAAGTTTTTTGATTTTGGAATGCCTTTCAAAAGAGCAACTTCGGGCGCTTCTGCAAGCGGCCAAAGCCTCTCGCCAGCGCGACTGGCTGATGATTCTGGTGGCCTTCTGGCACGGCCTCCGGGCTTCGGAAGTGGTTGGATTGACGCGGGATGCCATCCAGGACGGGATGCTCACGGTGCGCCGGCTGAAGGGCTCGAAGCGCACCGTACAAGCGCTGGTGAAGCGTGACGATCCCCTACTGGACGAGGCCAAAGGGCTTCTTGATTACACGTCCCAAATGCACGGCAATCAACTTCTGTTCCCGGTCACTCGAGAACGTTTCTGGCAGCTCGTGCAGCAGCACGGCAAGAGCGCCGGCATTCCAAAACGGCTCTCGCATCCGCACATCTTGAAGCACAGCTTCGCCATGCAATTCATTCATTCCATAGGCATTGAGAACGTGCGGCAGTACCTTGGCCACAAATCCATTTCCTCCACCGGCGCCTACCTGAAAGTCAGCGACGCGGATGCCTCGGCGAGCTTGGAGCGTGCGCTTAAGGGTTCGGGCTGATTGAAAAGGTTTGATTGATACAGGACTTTTCTGCCACAAGTGCTGAGGATGACGGCAGACAGATGGCGCGACGAATGGTCCCTGAAGGATGCGATGCGGCATGAGGAATTTCTAAACCATGCGGGGCGGTAAGCGTGTCGGCGCGGGTAGACCGCGGCTGCACCCTGAACAACTGACAGCAGCTGTGCCCAAGCGGACCGCCACGGTCATCCTGGAACTGCGCAAGCGCCCAGATCATGAGAAAGAGTGCCACTGTGAGCTTTGCGAGGGCTGGTTTTGGCTCCATGAGTGTCCTGACTTGCGCCTGCGCTGGGAAGCACGCAAGCACTACACCGCCTACCGCGACGGCAAACCCGTACAGACTGTGAACCACATCCACGACAAGCCCATTGACCTGAACGTCTCGCTCTCCCTGGGCGAGCGTATGCGAGTAGCCATGGAGGAAGCAGAGCAGCGTGTCCGCAACCGTTGATTGGCCTCTGGCCCTGACTCGTCGCCTGTACGACTTCCAGCACGACCCGCTGGGCTACGTTTTCTACAACTATCCCTGGGGCACGGGCGAGCTGGTGAACTACCACGGACCGCGCACCTTCCAGAGGGAAGTGCTGGAGTACATCGGTGCTTGGTTCAAGAATCCTGAAACCAGGGACAAGGTCTGCCGCATCGCCATCGCTTCCGGCCAAGGCCCCGGCAAGACCACGCTGGGCGCGTGGGTAGCATCGTGGGCCAAAGACACGCTGCTCGATGCCATGGTGCGCGTGACCGCCAACACCGACCGCCAGCTCACCACGGTGATGCAACCTGAATTTTCGCGCTGGCACCGGCGCGCGCTGAATGCGGATGACTGGCGAGTGCACAGCCAATCCATCAAGGCCGCTGATCCGCAGCATGAGGATACTTGGCGCCTGGACTTCATGCCCTGGTCGGCCGACAACCCCCAAGCGTTTGCCGGCAAGCACAATGCCGGGCGGCGCATGGTATTCATCATCGAAGAAGCGAGCGAGGTTTCAGACGAGATTTTCCGCGTGGCCAACGGCGCACTCACCGACGCCAACACGGAAAAGCTCATCCTCATCATCTCCAATCCCACCAAAAACACCGGCTATTTCTATGAGGCAGTGTTCGGAGCCCAGCGTGACCGTTGGAAGTCCTGGGTGATTGACTCGCGGGATGTCGAAGGCTGCAACATCGCCGAGATTAACGGCTGGCTGGCCGAGTGCGAAGGGAATGAGGATGCCGATTATTTCCGGGTACGAGCTCGCGGACTTTACCCCAAGGGCGCCAGCGGCCAGTACATTGACCTGGAAACCATTCGCCAAGCCCAAACCCGGCCAGTTCGCTCCCTCCCTGATGACCCTCTGATAGCTGGCTGTGACTTTGCCTGGGGCGGACCCGCAGACAACGTCATCCGCTTCCGCAAAGGCTTTGATGCCCGCTCTGTCCCGCCCGTCCGAGTGAAAGGCGAGTTCACCCGTGACCCGGCAGTGATGCGGCAGAAAATCGTGGAAGCCCTCACCGGCACCTACAACGGCGAAAAGGTTGCCATGATGTTCTGCGATTCGGCCGGAATTGCCGGGCCGGTGGTCGCCCAGGTGCGGGCGCTGGGCTTCCAGAACATCCTAGAAGTGAACTTTGGGGCCGACTCCCCCGACCCCAAGGCGGTTTACTGGCGGGACTGCATGTGGATGCGCCTCCACGACTGGCTGCCCCAAGGGGCGATTGACAAAGACCCTGGCCTGGCGGCGGACCTCGCCAAGCCGCAACTGGTGTTTGACGGGAAACAGCGCATCAAGCTGGAATCCAAACAACTGATGATGCGCCGGCTGGCGAAGATGGGCATCGAGGCCAGTTCTCCGGATGATGCCGACGCCCTGGCCCTGACGTTTGCCATGCCCGTAGCGCCCCAGATTCCCGTGCCTGAGTTTTCCGGCGCCCGGCAGTATGGAGCGGACGCATGGATGGCGTGAGCCGCTTCCAGCGCAAAAAGGCGCAGCGCCGCGCAGCTAAGGCGGGAATCAGGCTGAATCCTTATCGCTATGACACTTGGCCAGCCGCGAAAGTCAGACCCGCGAAACCTGTGCAACCCAGCCTGTTAATGCTCCCGACTTTGCAGCAGGTGCAAACTGCCGAACGCTCCCGACTCCGTCATGCCTGAAGAAACCGACGAACAGAACCCGAAGAACGCTGACGACTTCATGGCCACGGCGCGCGCCCGCTTTGACCAGGACGTTTCCGAGGAGCAGTCCATTCGGAATGAAGCTGAGATTGACGTGCGCTTTGAGGCTGGTGACCAGTGGGATGAGAAGGTGCGCCAAGACCGCATAACTGCCGGGCGTCCGGTGATGACCTTCAACCGCTCGCACACCTTTGTGCAGCAGGTTTCCAACGAAGCCCGGCAGAACCGCAGCCAGGTCAAGTTCATCCCCTCCGAAGATGGCGACAAGGACACGGCGGAAGTCTATGAAGGTTTGGCCCGGCACATCCAGTACAACTCGCAAGCCCGCATTGCCTTTGAAACCGCCATGGAATGTGCGGCGGGCGGGAGTTTCGGCTTCTTCCGCTACCTGCCGGAATATTGCAGTGAGGAGAACTCCGACCAGGAAATCAAGGTCGTCCCGGTCTTCAATCCCTTCGCGATCTACGGCGTCCTGTTTCCCGCGTGCTTGAACATCGAACCGCGGCATGCCTTCGTGGTCGAGTACCTGACCAAAGAGGAGTACAAGCTCCAATATCCCGATTCGGATATGGCTTCGCTGGACTGGGACGAAGCCCAGGCGACCTGCGGCGATTGGGTGGGAGACAAAGTCCGCATCGCAGAGTATTGGGTGCTGGAAGAAACCCCGCAACCCGGACGCAAGCCGAAACGCTCGGTGAAGTTCTACAAGATCAACGGCGTGGAAGTTCTGGAAGAAACCACCTGGCTGGGCCGCTGCATTCCGATTTTCCCAGTACTCGGCAAGCTGCGGTTTGTGGATGGAGCCCCGCAACTGTTCTCCGTGATCCGGTTCCAGCGCGATGCTCAAAGATTGGTGAATGTTTACAAGACGCGCATCGGGGAGATCATGATGACCCAGCCCATTCAGCCCTACTTGGTCCCCAAGGGCTCCATTTCTCCCCAGGACAGGGTGCTCTGGGAGCGCATGAACCTGGAGCTGCGCTCCTTTCTGGAATACAACGTGGTGGATGCCGCAGGGAAACCTGTTCCGCCGCCCATCCGCCAGGTCTTTGAGCCGCCAATTGCCGCGCTGAGTGCTGCCGCCTTGCAGGAAATTGACGACATGAAGGCCACGGCCGGCATTTATGACGCCTCGTTGGGCCAACGCTCGAATGAAACCTCTGGCCGCGCCATCCAGAAACGGGAGCAGCAGGCGTCGCTCACGAATCTGCACTTTTTGGACAACCTGGACCGCACGCAGCAGAAGGCCGGCGCGGAACTTGCCTACGTCATCCCCAAGTATTACGACACCCCGCGCATGGTGCGCATTCTGGGCGAGGACGAAGCCTCGAAGATCGTCCGCATCAACCAGCCCTTCCAGGAGCAGGGCAAAGAGAAGTTCTACCACGTCGGCGGCAACCTCAAAGTGGGTGGCAAGCAGCGGAATATCGGCAAATATGACGTGGTGGTGACCATGGGCCGGGCCTTCTCCAGCAAGCGCATGGAATCATTTGACATGATGGCCCAAGTGCTCATGGGCAGTCCTGACATCCTGCCCATGATTGGCGACATCTTCTTCCGAAACTCCGACTTGGCGGGTGCTGATCAACTTGCCGAACGCTTCAAGAAGATGCTGCCTCCGAACTTGCAAGACCAGCCCGAAGGCCAGCAGCCGGTCCCGCCGGAGATCGCGCAGAAGCTGGCGGCCCTGATGCAGCAGCATGAGGCGCTTACCCAAGCCCTCAATGACGCGAACCAGAAGCTGGAGAGCAAGCTGCCCGAGCTCGAAAGCAAAGAGCGCATGGAGACCGCGCGCCTGCTGCTGGAGACGCAGAAGCTGGAACTGGAAAAGCAGAAACTGCTGCTGGAATCCGCGAAAATTGACTCTGCCGATGCGCTGAAAGCCGCACAAATCGAGTCCACGGAAGCCATTGCCGTGCTGAAAGCGGACATCGAGGCCATCAAGGCCGGAATGCAGTTCGAGGCCGCCGAGGCCGCCCGCCAAGCCCAGCAAGGCGCCGAGGCCATCCAAGCCGGCAACTAGCCCACAAGTTTTTTAGCGAGGAGCGAACCGTCCCTGCTGTAAGGGGCGGTTTTTTCTGCGCGATTTCGCCCTAGCGGGAGGCGAAAAACCCCGCGTACATCCACGGAGAACCCGATGCCCGAAGACACGCAGGACATTCAAGTTCAAGACCCAGCCGAGTCCGCCTCCAGCGCCGAAGAGCAAGCCGCAGAGCTGCAGGACAAAATCGCCGCCGGTTCGGAACCGGCGAAAGCAGGCGAGTCAGACCAGCAGGAGGAGGAGAAGAAAGGCCGCCTCCAGCGCCGCTTCGACACCCTCACCGCGCGCGCCAAGCAAGCCGAAGCTCGGGCTCAAGAAGCCGAGCGGAAACTTGCCGAGCGCCAAGCGGCCGAGTCGGTGAAGCCGGCGGAAACCCGCACCAAACCCAAACCGGGCGACCTCGACAAGAACGGCCAGTCCAAATATGCCACCTATGAGGACTTTGTCGAAGACCTCGCAGACTGGCGAGCAGATCAGAGAACCGCAGCCCTGAGAGCCGAACTTCAGCAGGCGGAAAGCACCCGCAAAGCCCAAACGGAAACCCAGACCATGCAAGCGGCCTGGCAGGAACGAGTAGAAGCGGCGCGCGAACAGCACACCGACTTCGACAACCTTGCCTTTGCCGAGGATTCCCCGGTCCGGCTCATTCCCGAAGGCTCGGCAATGGATGCCTACATCCTGCGTGCTCCCAACGGCGCGGAACTGCTCTATCACCTGGCCGAGAACGAGGACGAAATCACCCGCATTGTGGCTTTGGGACCGTTCGAGCAGGTCGCCGAACTGGTCAAGCTGGAACTGAAACTCGCGCCCCCGGAATCCGCGGGTGAAGGCGAAGAGGGCGGGGAGAAACCCGCCAAGCCCGCCATCCCCATCAGCAAGGCTCCCACTCCCCCCAACCCGGTCAGACGACCGGCGGGCACTAGCAAAGCGTTCAACCCCATGGATTCAGCAACGTGGACGGATCACGAAGATTACGTCCGCAAAATGGAAGCCTGGGAGAAACGCAATGGGGGACGGTGAGTCAATCGCGCCAAAGGAGCGCAAATAATCAGTGGCTAACACCATCAACACTCTCACCTTCATTGCAGAGGAGATGCTGCGTGAGTTTGAGAACAATTTGCAGTTTGTGAACAACCTGGATGGAGAAGATTTCACCTCCCGTTTCACCCAATCCCCCAAGGCCGGTGAAACCTTCAAGATCCGCAAACAAGTGCTGTACTCCGGCCGCACCGGTGAAACCTACACGGCGGAGGACTACACCGAGCGCACTGTGGATGTCACCGTGCAACTCACGGATGGCATTGACATCACGCTCACCAACCGCGAATTGATGTTCCAAATCGACCGGCTGAAGGAAAAGGTAATCAATCCTGCAGCCAAAATGCTGGCCTCAATCGTGGACACCAAGGCCCTGGAGATCGCCACTCGCGCGGTTTTCAATGCCGTGGGCACGCCGGGAACGATTCCGGCGTCGCTCAAAACCTACAACGAGGCGCGCGCCAAGATGGCTTGGCAGGCCGTTCCCCAAGACGGACACGCGCTGCTCATTACCCCCGATATGCACGTGGAGGCGGTGGATGCTGGGAAGGCGCTGTTCAACCCCACCGCTGCCATCGGAGAGCAGTACAAGGATGGCGTAATCGGCCGTCATGCGGGCGCCAAGGTGTATGAAATCCAGAACCCCTACACCCACACCGTAGGGCCGCTGGGAGGCGCTCCGCTGGTCAATGGGGCCGCGCAGAGCGGCGCCAACTTGATCACCGATGCCTGGACTGCGGCGGCTGCCGCACGCCTCAAGAAGAGTGACATTTTCACCGTCGCCAACGTCAATGCAGTGAACCCGTTCACGAAGAAGAGCGTGGGGAAACTGTTGCAGTTTGTGGCCACGGCGGATGTCAGTTCGGATGGTGCGGGCAATGCAACCATCCCCATCGCACCCTCCATCGTGCTCACTGGGCCGTACAAGAATGTGGATGTTGGCCCAGCCGACAACGCCGCATTGACGATCTTGGGAGCGGCCAACACGGTCAGTCCGCAGGGACTCCGCTTCCAGCGCGACTCTTTCATCTTCGGCGTCTGCAAGCAGCCGGAGCCAGGGGGCGTGGAATTCGCCAAAGTGGTGACGAGCAGCAGGAGTGGGATCAGCCTGCGCTTCATCCGCGACTGGGACACGCCGAACAACAAGCAACTCAACCGCTTTGACGTGGTCTGGGCGATTTCGGAGAAGGGTGCATTCCCCGAGTGGGCCTGCCGCGTTGCCAGCTAACGCTGCAAACTGAAGCGGCGGATTGGCATTTACTCAGTCCGCCGCATCTTTTTTCGCTTTTAGGAGGAGCAAGAACTCATGAAACGGACAATCGCCGTAGCAGCAGTCTTGGCCCTGTGCGCGCTTCTGGTCTATGCGCAGCAGCAGGCGCTGGTCTCAAAGGATGCCGCAAGCATGACCAACTCCGGCGCGGCGGCCGGCGAGGGCGTTCACCTGCGGGCTGACCCGGAAGGCCGCCTGTTCGTCCGCACACATCACCCCAACCGCATTTCCTGTGTGGTCGCGGTTTCGACTGCAATCACCGTGCAAGCGGTAGGTGGGAGCTGTGCCGCGCCCGGCAGCGGCCTTTCCATCTACGTAACTGATGCCAAATTCGGAACCAGCGCCGCCGCAGGCGTGGCCGCAGACTCGTTTCCCACCCTGAAGTATGGCACCGGGGGCACATGCGGCTCTGGCACCACCGTTTTCTGGCAGGCGCTCATCGCTGCGAACACAACCTTGGAATCTAGCTACTTCCAACCTATCAAGATCCCCGCAAACAATGAGTTGTGCTGGATCATGACCACCGCCGGAAGCAAGGTGGTCGAAATCCGGGGCTATATCGCCCCCTAGGGCTATATCGCCGCTTTGAAAGGGAGGATCTCGATTTGCCGGTCATTGCCTCACCCTACGAGCTCTACCAGCACACCACCACGGGAAAGAAGCTGATTCACCACGCGCTGCGGCTGCTGGGCGCGATTGGACAAGGCGAGGAACTCGAACCTGCCCAGATCGCGGACGGCCTCGAAGCCCTCAACAAGATGCTGGATACGTGGAACACGGAGGACTTCTGGCTTTATGCGGTCGAACGCCGGGGCTTTGTCCTGATCGTCGGGACCCAGGACTATACCATCGGGCCGTCTGGTTCCCTGGACATGCCCCGCCCCACTTTCCTGGTGCAAGGCATGTGCTTCCTGGAAGACGTGAGCCAGTCGCCGAGCGTGGAGTATGAACTGAAGGTGTATGACAATGCGGCGGAGTGGGGAAGGGAAATGCAAAAGGGTTCGGCGGCGGCCCAGCCTTATGCCCTGTACTACGCCTCGGATTTCCCTTTGGGAACCATCAGCTTATATCCGAAACCCGATGCGGCCGACAATCTGGTGCTCTACGTCCCTGTGCAACTCGCGCAACTGAGCTCGGCTGTACAAAACGTGCTGCTGCCTCCTGGCTACGCGGAGGCCATTGGTTTCAACTTGGCGCTGCGATTGGGGCCAGAGTATGACCGCGCACCCTCGGCCTACGTGATCGCTCAAGCCCTGGAAGGGAAATCGGCCATCAAGATGCGGAACATCCAGCCTTCCCTGATGCGCTGCGATGAGGCCCTCCTCGGGCCGGGCGTGTTCGACATTCTGACCGGCAGGTATCGCTGATGCCCTTTAAGAAGGTGGGCAAAAACCAATACGCTTCACCCTCCGGGAAGCGCTTCACCAGCGCCCAGGTGCGAATGTACTACGCCACGGAGGGATTCAGCCGTAAGCCGAAGGCGAAGAGACCGAAGCAACGGGTTTGAATCCATAGGCAGTTTGGAATCGTGACAGGATGCGGCCTGACTCTGACAGGAGCCGCACAACCTCACGGTCATAGTAGTAAGTCGTTCCCAGCACCGTGCAACTCGGAATCACGATTTTCGTTTGGGAACGACCACACGCGGCCCAGCGGAATGGCTTCTTGCAGCGCCAGTCCGCCTAGCGCCATGCCCGCAAGTGACAAAAATCCGCGGCGGTTCATAGGAGCATTTTAGCTGATGCGAGCCGCGATTCAACTCGCGCCGGATGAAGAAGGCAGACCGCTGGTGAGACTCTGGCCGGAGACTCCGGAAGAAGAACTGCTCGCACGTTTAGTGGATGGTTGCCCAGCCATCGCTTTTGAGTTCATGGTCCCACACTCCACAGAAGTCGAGGCCGATTGATGCAGCAGCCTGCCTTCATCGGACCGGCCTACCAGTTGGGGAGCGTTGCCGTGGACGCCCAGCAGTGCATCAACTGGTTTCCCGAAGTCAACGAGTTGGGCACCGGCAAGAACCAGGAAGTTGCGGCCTTGGTTCGTCGCCCAGGTCTGAAGAAGCTGGCCACCGTGAGCCCCGGCCCCTGCCGCGGCATGTGGGAGCGCACCTCGGGTGGCACCCGCCACATGGTTTCCGGCAACAAGCTGTTCGACATCACGGACAGGTTCAATCCGGTTGACAAGGGAACGCTCCAAACCTTGACTGGCCCTGTGGGCATGGCGGACAACGGCCTCCAACTGCTCATCGTGGATGGCCTGAAAGGATACGTGCTCACCTATGCCACGGGCGGCTTCCATACCATCGCTGATCCTGACTTCCCGCCGGCCACTCACTGCGCTTTCCAGGATCAATACCTCATCGTCAACAACGCCGGGACGCGGCAGTTCATGGTCTCGGCACTGTCCGATGCGACCGACTGGGACACGCTGGATTTTGCCTCTAAGGAAGGCCTGCCGGACAACATCACGGCCCTGGTTTCCGACCACCGGCAACTCATCCTTGGGGGTTTCCGCTCCACAGAAATGTGGGACAACACCGGCCATCCCGATTTTCCCTTCGAGCGCAACAACGGCGCTTTCCTTGAACACGGCTTGGCGGCCGGCCACACCCTGAAGAAGTTCAACGAGTCGGTCTATGGGGTGGGCCGCTCCGAACACGCTGCCGGGATGGTAGGCCGGCTGGTGGGGTACAACCCCGAGCGCATCTCCACGGTCCCCCTGGAAACCGCCATCGCCGGCTATGGTGACCTGTCGGTGGCAACCGCGTGGGCGTATGAGTGGAAAAGACACCCCTTCTACCTCATTGATTTTGTCGGTTCCGCGACCACTTGGGTTTATGACGGCTCAACCGGACTCTGGCATGAGCGCAAGAGCATGAGCAGCGAGGGAGTGCTGGACCGCTGGCGCGCCCAGTACCACGTTTTTGACGGCGAGCGGCACCTGGTCGGCGACTACCAGAATGGGAATTTGTACCAACTGGATGATGACACTTTGACCGATGATGGCCGTGAAATCTTCCGCCGCCGGCGCGCGCCGCATCTTTCCAATCAAGCTGAACGGCTGGTTTGCAGCCGCTTCGAGCTGGACATGGACGTAGGACGTGGCCCTATGCCGCACTTGCTTGCTCCCGATGGACAGCCCCGCGATCCCATGGTGATGCTGCGCGTCTCGAAAGACATGGGCAAAACTTGGGGCATGGAACGCTGGAAAAGCGCAGGCCGGGCAGGAGAAACCCGCAAGCGGGTCATCTGGGACCGCCTGGGCTGGGCCTACAACTGGACGTGGGAGGTCACTATCACTGACCCGTTCGCGGCCACGCTGATTTCCGCCTTTCCGAGGTTCTCCTGATGGCGCTGCCGCATCTTCCTGCGCCGCCCGACGATTTGGGAAGCGCGGCCGGAAAGCGCTGGATGCAACTGCTGTGGCGCAAGCTGGGAGAGTTCAGCGATGAGGCTCCTATCAAGGCAGCGAACATCACCGGCATCTTGGCCAGCGCCAACGCCGCGCCTGGCATCATCCGCAACCTGACCAATGACGCAACCATTGACTCCGTTGACGCGGGCGCCAGCGCCACGGTGCGCGTCTACGGTCCAGGGGGAGTGGGTTCCAACTGGAACCGCTATCGCAATTTAGCCCTGGCGGGCAGCCCTGCCGCAGTGCAATTCACCGGCAAAGCCTACAGCACACGCTACTATGCGGCCTTGGATACGGTGACGCTCCAGTGGACCATCTCCACCCAGCTTAAGGATGTGACCGGGGACAACATGGTGATCTTCTCCCTGCTGACCAAGGATGCTGGCGGAGGCGGAGGCGCGTCGGGGGGAGGAGCGTCCGCCGCCGGAGGCTCGGGCGGCGTAGGTGCTTCGGGCGGCGGTTACGGGATGCTGCTCTGATGTGCAAGGAAATCTCACGCAAGTTTCGCCCGGATCATCGTGACGTTGAAGTGGTCTACGAGGATTGCTTCGGAGTGCGCAAACTGCTCTACGTGGGACTCAGCCGGCCCACGCCTGTAGATGTGGAAGCCGAGATCCAGCGGGTGTTCCAGGAAGATGACCAGTTGACGGCCAACGTCAAGGCTGCGGTGGATGGATTGCATGTCAAACTCTGAGTGCTGCGACCGAGTGCGCCGAGTAATCGCCGAAGCTGCGGCTGTCTCTCTGGATGAGGTAACCACAGACAGCACGCTGGGCTCGCTGGGCCTGGACTCCTTGGAAACCGCGCAGTTAGTGATGGACATTGAGGATGCTTGGAACCTGGAAATAGCCGATGCCGAGTTCAACCGGCTTACCACGGTGGGAGAACTTGTCCAATGGATGACCGCACAGACCGCTTGAGCGGGAAAGTTGCTGAGGTGGTGGACAGTACCGACCGAGTCCGCGAAGCCGTAGAGGCCGACATCCCGCGCATCGTGGAGATGGGAATGCGCAGCTTGCGTGACGGGCCTTACGGTGAGCACATCGGCGCAAATCCCGAGCACGGGAAAGCCTTCGCCGGGGACATGGTGCGCGGCCAAAATTCTATCGTCCTGCTCTATGAGCGCGGGGGGCGAGTGGAAGGCTTGTTGGCTTTCATCGTCTTTCCACACTTTTTTTCGGGCGAGCGCACGGCGCAGGAAATCATGTGGTGGGTGGAGCCGGAAGCGCGGAAGGGCAGTTCCTTCAGCCGCATCCCCGCTTTCATGCTGTTCCGCGAAGCCGAGCGCCTGGCGAAAGAGATGGGAGCGATGCAGATGCAGTTTACCGCCCCCACGCCGGCCATCGGAAAGCTCTACGAGCGCGCGGGCTATCGCCAGATCGAAATCGGATACCAAAGGACTCTGTAAACCATGCCAGCCATCAGTACAGGACTCGCCATCGGGTTAGGCGCCATTAGCGCCGGCACTTCGATTGCTGGTGGTCTCATCGCCCGCTCCGGTGCCAATCGCCAGGCGGAAGCGGCTGAGCGATCCTCGCGGGAAGCTGTTGCCGAAAATCGCCGCCAGTTCGATCTCACCCGTGCCGACCTGGCCCCATGGATTTCAACCGGCTCGGACGCGATTCGCACCCTGGGCTTCCTGCTGGGCTTGGGGCCGGATCCCAACCGAGCTTCCACGACTGCTGGCATCCCCAGCGGCATCCCTCCGGGCGGCATCCCCTTTGAAGGCGGGGAGCGGGACTTCCCGCGCGGCCCACGCGGGCCGCGTTCGCCCACGCTAGACTCAACGCTGGCCGGACCTGGCTTCCGCCAGTTCACGTCAACCGGCACCACGGGCCAGACCGTCCCAGGCGTCAACCTGCCTGCCGGTGACTTTGGCGCACTCAATCGGGACTTCACGCTGGCCGACTTTGAGGCCGACCCTGGCTATGCCTTCCGCTTGGCGGAAGGGCAGAAGGCGCTGGAGCGCTCGGCGGCCGCAGCCGGAGGGCTGTTTTCAGGCCGGCAGTTAAAGGACACCATCCGCTACGGGCAGGACTTTGCCTCAAATGAATTAACCAACGCCTTCAACCGCTTCGAGCATAACCGCGCGGGCCGCTTCAACCGTTATGCGAACTTGGCCGGCGTCGGCCAGCTAGCAGCCACGGACTTGGGACGCTTCGGGGCGGACAACGCCCGCACCATCGGCGACATCATCATCGGGGGGGCGACCTCGGCGGCCGCCTCGCGCGCTGCCGGCAGCAACGCCTTGGCGCAGGGCATCACCGGGGGCATCGGCCAAGGGCTGAGCTGGTATCTGTTGAGCCAGTTGGGGAGGCAATAACCACATGCTACAGTTCTATCGCACCGAACCCGTAGTCCCGCAACTGCCCAACCCGCTGGAAACGGCGGGCCAACTGCTGACCCTCAAGAGTGCCATGCAGCAGCAGCGCATCGGCTCCATGCAAGAGCAGCAGATGCAGCTTGAACTGGAGGATCAGCAGAAAATCCGCCAAGCCTTCGCCGAAGCGCAAGGGGATTGGGACAAGACCTTTGAACTGGCCTCGCAGATGGGGGTCTCACCGGCAATGCTGGCGAAGTTGGATGCTGGGCGGCTGGAGCGCCGTCAAAAGCTGGCAGCAGCCACGAAAGAAGAGCGCGAAGCCTGGCTGAAACAGGCGGAGATCACGGGACAGGCCAGCTTGGCCTTCAAGGAACTGCGGGCCAAGAATCCGCAAGAGGCAGAGCAGGCCTATGCGGCTTTCCGGCCACGTCTGGAAGAAGCCTTGGGGCGAAAACTTCCCGACCAGCTTCCCGATGACGGCACGCTGGACTTCCTGATTATGTCGTCGAAGACGAGCATGCAGGAACTGCGGGCGCAAAAAGGTACGCCCGGCGTGGATGTGCCATTTTCTCCTGAGGTGGAAGCCCAGAAAAGACGGATCAGCGACGCCGCCCGGGAACGCCAACTGGTGCCCGGCGTGGATGTTCCTTACCCGCCGGCGGTCGAACAGCAAAAGGGTCGCCTCGCGGCGGCCGGACGTACCATCATCAGCCCCGGACAGTCCTTCCGCATCCTCAGTGCCGACGAGAGCAAGGCCATGGGCCTGCCCCAGGGCACGGTAGCCCAAGTCAACGCTGCTGGGAAGGTGGATGTGATTAGCCAGCCGAACGCGAAGATGACTGGGGCACACAGTACGGCCCTGCGCTACCTGCTGCGCGGTGCGCAGGCCAGTGATGACATCTTGGCAGTCGAGGACAAGATCTCCAAGATGGGACTCGGTGGACAGACGCGACTAAAGTTCGCCCCAAACATCGCGCAGACGGAGGAAGGCCAGCTCTACAAACAAGCCGCCCGATCCTTCACTGAGGCGCGTTTGCGGAAAGATTCGGGCGCGGCCATCCCGACCTACGAGTTCGACAACGATGAGCGCATGTATTTTGCCCAGCCTGGCGATTCCAAGGAAGTTCTCGCCCAGAAGCGCACCGCACGCGCGAAAGTCCTCGAAGGTATCGCAGCGGAAGCGGGGCCGGCCTTCGAGGACTACTTCGGGGAAGCCTTTAAGCCCGGCATGTTCGTGGAGAAGTATGCGCCGATTCGCCGCCCACAGGGAACTGGTGGCGAGCGCCCGCCGTTGAGTTCTTTCGAGAAATGAAGCCATGCCCCAAGCCTTTGACCTAGAAGCTGCACGCAAGGCGGGCTATTCGGATGCGGAAATTGCCGCTCACCTGGCCAGCACACGCAGCTTTGACTTGCAACGAGCTCGCGGGTCGGGCTACTCAGACGCGGAGATCATCCAGCACCTCACGACTTCGCCGCTGGAACGTCCGAACACGCCGGAAACCGCCGCCCACGAACGGTTCATGGGTACCGGTACAGCGAAAATCGGAGCTTCGCCACAAGCTTTCTCCGCGAACTGGTGGAAATCGAAGTTTTATGAACTCGCGGATGCTTTCACGCAAGGTCTGCCAGCCGCAGGAGCGACGGCGGGCATGATGATCGGAGGTGGTCTAGGTGCAGGCGGTGGAACCTTGGCGGCGCCTGGTCCCGGAACCGCTGCTGGCGGCGTAACTGGCGCTGTCGGTGGTGCAGGCATGGGTGGAATGGCAGGAGAGGCTTCACGCCAAATCATTCGGCGAGTGTTGGGTTTTGAAGGACCAGAAACGCCCACAGAAGCCGCGCTGGACATCGCCACCGAAGGTGCGTTGCAGGGCGGCATTGAAGCGGGTACGGCGGGATTGGGGCGCTTGGCAGCACCCTTGAGGCGGGGCGCAGCGGCTCAATACACCCGCGCATTGCGCCCGACAACTCTGGAAAACAAGGCCATCGCAGAGGGAGTCACACCCAAACTCCTGGAGCGCGGGGTGCGCGGCACTACCGAGGCCATCGAAAAGCGTGCGTCCACGGAAGTCGGCAAGCTGCGCCCCCAACTGGA